GACAAGCTTGTCTACTGTTGTGCCTGAGTCCTTAGCTTGGAATCCAAAAGTATTAAGAATACCTCCCAAAATATCTGCTGTGTATCCAAGGTCTGTCTCCCCAGAGGCAGCAAGTTCCAAAGTTGGGTTAAGAGCGTGTAGAATATCTTTCGACGACATCCCACCTTGACCTAACCAGTTGATACCTTGTGCAGCTTCCGAGGGGGAAAACATACTTTTAGAAGAAGCAGCTAGAGCTACTTGTTTCAGTTGGTCAAACAATTCTCCATTTGTTGCAGCTTTAGCTTTGAGCATCTCCCGCTCAAAATCAGCTGCCACCTTGACACCCAATCCCGAAAGAAGAGCTAACGGAGACGAAATTCCAAGTGTAATATTTTTTCCTATGTTCTTAAAACCGTTTGAGAACCTATCAAAAGCATTGGTGGTAGCTCTCATCTCACGATTAACATTTGAAAAATGTTTATCGATTCCAACAAGAGAGGAAAATCTTTTTTTGATGCGATCGAGTGAGGCACTCGCTTTGTCTTGAGCCTCAACGGATATGAGAACTTTTAGATTTTTATCTCTCAATTTTGAAAAGCTCCATACTCTTGTTGGCACACTCGACCCAATATTTGAGATCTTCACAAGTCATTTTGTCGAGCTCACTCGGTTGGAAGTGGTAGACATGGGCTAGAATGCAGTGTGCCTCCTTCACGTCGATGTCCCATTGCCCAAGAGCTTTCCCACAATTTCGACTACTTTCGTAGCATCTTTTCCCGTTAGCTTGTCCATGAAACTTGGTGGGTGATTTGTGAGTCTTGCAGCAACGTCTAGCAAATCTCCGAACTCCAGGTTATGAATTTTTAAGCTCCTCAGAGCTTTTCCTGTCAACTCTTCGAACGTAAGTTCTGTGATTGTTTTGTCTCCCCAGTGAATGGGGGTGTCTAAAGTCATTTTCATATGATCTCTCCTTTTGTTCCTTCGAATCTGATGCCGGATATTTTTCCATCTGTCGAAGCCTTTGTATCCCCACAGCAATAAGCATTAGACAGAACAAACGTTTTGCCATTTGCAAGTTCTAAGGTGATGGTGGCATCCACCGTGTTAAAAAGTTCTGTGTGATTAATATCTTTGTCAATCAGATCACCCTCGACAAAAGCTGTCGTTTGTTCCTCTTTGTAACCCACGTGACTGTTAGAAGAGAGGACAGCCTCTCTCTTTGGAATGCCTTGGGAAAAGCTGAATTCACCAGAGGCATGTAGGAGTTTATTGTTGATTTTTAAGTAAAATGTACCTGCTATTCTCCCCATTTTTTCCCTATAATTTGAATTTTAGAGTCGAGACTGTTTGTCTAAGCTGACCCATGAGTTGTACTGACAAATCTAGCAAGACTCTTCCTGGCTCATTCTTGTCGATCTGTACAATGAGATTTTTTGAGAAAGACTCTTGGGGGTCTTGCACTAAGTTGTGCTCGAGCCAAAGATTGTGCCGTCCTACGATGTATCCGGAAAGTACTTTTGGGGTCACAACATCTCCACTCGATTTGCTGTCTTCTGAAAGCATGTAGCGTGGGAATTTAGCTTTTAGAAAAGCCTTTAAATCGTAGATCAAATACGAAAGAATTAACTTAGAATTGAGATCCCTGTAGCTAACGTCAGTGTTGTCAAAGTCAGTTGTAACAATTCTCTCGATCTTAACTTTCCCATCTTCCACACCCCAAGCACAGTATCTCTTGTCTAGAAGATTTCCTTTGTCTAGGAAACGAGGTGCATACTTAGGCTGTATCCCACTGACTTCTAAGGTTTGGAAAGGTCTAGCAGGCTCCACTTCTCCGTACTTCCCAATAATTGCTGCAAAAGCAGCGGCGTATTTCCCCTTAATACTAGTGGAGAGTTCTGTTGTGGATGACCCGTTTCCAGACTCTTTTTTTTCTTTGTCTGAGCCTAGCGTCTTTTGTGGTGCAACACTTTCTGTCTTCTCGAGTACCGGAATGATCGAGAGATTTCTGTCCCGTTGTGGCTCTTTGATTGTTTCTAAATCTACAAAGCTCGAGACAAAAAGATGTCCCCCGTTCTGGAGGACTGATTCATCTCTAGACTTAAGCCAAGCTAGAATCTCCTTCACACCTTCATCAGATCCGTCGTATACAACAATATGGAATTGTTCATCACCAAGAAGTTCTAGGGACTTTTTTGTGGACGATTCTTTTAAGAGGAGTACCCTTGTGATTCGACCCTTTGCAGAGGGATTGTTCTCCAAAAGCAAAGATTCTTGGGCGTCCAAACCTGTTTCATGTTCTGAAATCAACAAGTAGCTAAATTTCTGTCTGCTCAGTTTGCCTGAGACACTGTCTGATTCCACTTTGATTTGGTGGAATGGAACTAGTGAGTTGATTGTAATTGTCATTTTTGCTCCTCATACCCGATTTGAAAATTCATGGTGAATGTCCCAATTAGATCTTGTCCAAGAGCATCGTACTCAAAAGAAATATCTTGGAGATCGAGAGATATATCTTGCAGGGCAAGCTCGATTTCTGAAATGAGCCGGTCCATTTCATCGTTAATTTCTCCTGTGACGAAGCCCTGAATCGTTACATCCAAAATTCTTTTTAGAAGACTTGGGTGAGCCTTCAGGGAAACCTCTTCATGAGACGAGGACACGAATACAGCTGGCAGATCAGCATACGTGATTGGTCTAGGATTACTGAAAACTTGAGCTTTTAAGCTTTTTAGTTTCTCGGTAATATCGTCTCTAATGTTTTTTCTCTCACACGTCTTAGTTCTAATCTCTCGATCCCTTCCTGTTCTTCGCAAAAACTAGTAATCTCATATTCGATTCCTTTGTATTTAAGCCTTTTTTTAGGCTTACTTTTTTCTTTTGCTAAAATATAGAACGAAGCTCTAGGGTTAGTTAGATGTTCCCCAAAATCGTTTTTTTTCTCTAGATCAAAAACTCCCCGAACGGTACACCCATCAATATCAGCGTCTTCGCCTAATATCTCAATGACCTCTTCTCCAAGCCTTATCTTTATGTTCATCTAAGCTAACCTGACTTTGATCGTATTTCTTTTTATGGGTGCTAATTCTGTGGCTACACCGACATAGGTCGCATCTTTTGGACTCGTTGTGACTGGTTCACCTTGCTTTGAAAAAACTTTTTGTCCTAATTTAATTTCAATTTCCAAATCTTTGAAAAGCATGAACACACCTGTGGTCGCAATCGAAAAACCAGTGGTGTTAGAGTCAGTCACACAGACTCCAACAAGAGAATCCTCCACAAAAAGGTCTCCAGATTTTAAACTTTTTTCAGTCTCAACTTTTAAAAAATCACCCTTCTCGACAAAATTTCTCATAAAATATTTCCTTTTTCTAGATGTTAGATTTAAAAAGTCCACGATAATCAAGAATCTTGCATCCCACATCCATCGTGGCTTTGATTCTTAAAGACGAGGTGTTAAAGTCAACTTGTGATTCTGTTGTAGGCCCCTTGTTTCCTTCTAAATAAATCATCTCTGCAACGTCAATATAATCTGGGGAAGCAGCTAAGTACCAAGCATTTGCACCCAGTCTTGGGTCAGTGATGATGGTATATGCTCCAGCAAAAACATTTATTTTTCCTTGATCATTCGGAGTGAACCCTTGGCTCATGAGTTGTTGAGCTTGAGTTAGGAGCTCAATTGGTACAACTAGATATTTCGGTGTAATGTCTAAGTAATCACCTTCTCTCTTGTCTAGACCTTGGTGTCTAGCCATTGCGATTCTAGCTTTAGCTAAGGAGTCCACAGACAAAGGGGCATCGACGAGTAAGTTGTTGTGGTCTTTGTGATATATTGTTTTTCCATCAGAAAGCTTTCCATTCACAAACTCATCCCAGAACAGTTTGGATTCTAGTCTAGCAGCAGCTGCTCCCCAGCTCCGAAGAGAAGTAAAAGCATCTAGCGAGTCATTGATGATTGCTTCTCTTGTAATTGAGATTCCTCTACCATAACTGCTGATCTTTACTTGCTCTTGAGTTTCACCTAGAGTTGCATAGGTGATCTCACCTCCCTCAGTTAACGGTTTAAAGGACGGAGTTTCTCCGAGACGAACACGTGAGACAGGTTTAAAGTCTCTGACAGTTCTATTTTTTGTGAGTGGTCTAAAATTTTGTTTGTCTACAAGTGTCTCATACGACCTTTGTAAGGTTGTATTAGCTAAGTTTCCAAGGATCTTTGGAAAATCAGATGTGGAGTGGAAAGCTCTCGTAGCAAGCTCTGTCCTCGAGAGTGTCTTGTTATCCACAAATTCCCGGGCCATATCTGTTAATGAATGTTGGAAATATTTTTTTGCGTATTCTTTCAACTCAATTTGAGGGTCGATTCTGTGTTCTAGAGCATTTGTTATTGCCTCTCTTTTTGTCACGGACTCATCTAACTCACCACGCTCGATTTTGATTTTACTGGTGGGTTTGTTTGCTAGCTCTCGCAAGATACTAAGCCTAACGGCATCAATCGGCGTTCCATCCTCGATATAGTGGTCTCCTTCCACGTCGAATTTTTTGCACAGGTCTCTAATCTCAACTGATCTAGCTCGCTCCTTAGATAAAATTTCTTTTTCTGAGATCTCCAATTTCATTGGCTCCTTTTCTTTGTTCATCGGTTCTTCTGCTCTTGTTTGTGCTGATCCGTCTGCAGGAATTGGTACAAAAGACAGTTCGTACAGAGAAAATTCTTGTACTTTCATTACATCTGGTTCATCACCTTCTTTTTTTTCTAAGCTCTGCTTGTTAATCTTGTACCCAATACTCACGTTTCTAAGGATTCCGTCGCAAACATCTTTAAAAATTGGAGCTACGTCATTTCTGGATGAGAACCGGATTTTTGCTTTGCCTACTCCGTCTTCCACCCAAGCTTTTTCCACAACACCTAATTGGTCAGAAAGATCTCTTGATTTATGTGAGTTTAAGACTGGTGCACCTCGATTAAATCTAGAGAGATCAGCTCCTGCTAAATCTAATTCTTCATAATAACTTTTTTCTCCCCATCCTCCTGATCTAAGGACTGGTGTACCGGTCGACCAGATGACTTCTATGCTTCTAGAAGAAATGTCAGCAGTTTCTGGTACAAAATTAGCGCTTCTTGTTTTCACTCTTTGGCTCCTGTATCACTTGTGTATCTAGGTTAATCTTTAGTTTCTTCAGTGTTTCATTGTCTCTCCTAATCTCCTCGAAAACATCACCTGGATCTAAACCAGAAAACTCTTGGATGGCTCTGCTCTGAGTCGTGAGACCGGATCTAATCCCTTCTTTAAAACCTTCAACTTCCTTTGTGATATCAACAACAGCTCTTGACGGTGGTGTGTGCTTGCACATTCCTTGAGCCTTGTTCCCAGTGAGCAAAAGACTTTCGCAGAACCAGTCAAAGACCGGCTCGCAAAGTTGTGGGATGATCATGTGCCAGCGAATAGAGTCGATCTTCTTGTAAAATTCGTTCATACCCATTCGTGAAGAACTGTAGTTGACTTGACTAAAATCTCCGAGCAAAAGAAAATAGGGAAGATTGAGTCCCGTTGATATTCCCATCAGTACATCCTTGGGATAGTTACCTGCGTCTGGGCTAGGGGGAGAATTAAACGTGATACTCTTGTTTGCTGGTGCAAACTTAAATGTTCCCGGTTCGATGTTTTGCAAATCCTCAACTTCATCAAGAAATTCATCCGAAGAGTCTAAATCACTCACGATACCAACAAAGCAAGAAGCCATTTTTATTCTTGTGAGCTGTGCGTGCTCGTAGTCAGCATAATCGTTAAGTCTAAGCATCACAGAGGTTAGCCAGGGGGTTCCTCTTGTCTCACCAGGTCTGTTCTCAGAAAAAATATGGAGGACTTCAGTGTCTTTCACCATCTTAGACGAACCTGTGAATTCGTCATCCTGGGGGTGATTCTCGTAGAACCAGTAAGCTTTGACTTTCCCTTGACTGTCGTAGATGAAACCTTTGCTCCCTTTAGATGAGTCAAGAAATTCCGGTTCTAGAACTTGGAGCCTCAGTGGGAATTCCTGGTCTTTGACAATGACTTTCCTAACAAAACACTCTCCCGATGTGATGACAGTCCTAAGAACCAAGCTTTGAAGAGAGTAAAAGTTGTGTCTTCCTGCTAGGTCACATTTGCCCTTAACCCATTTTTTGTAAATTCTCTCTAGAGCTTCGTTGTCGCATTGGGGGATGATGCCTTTCCCAATGGAATGGTGGACTAAGGTGTCTATCCCTTTTTTTGCGTAAGGGTTATTAATATAAAGATTTCTCGATCTATTGATGAGTGTACTGTTTGAGTTTTCTTTTTTGTTGAGAAAATCCCACACACCTGTAGCTCGAGGTTTAACACTTGCAGCCTCGAAGTATCTTTTTTTTAGTTTTGGTTTTTTCTTGAAAAAAAACATTTAGAGGCCCTTATTAAAATTCGAAACGACTGACATTGGTTTTTTCTTTGTTCTAAGCTCTTTTTCAATTGTCCTTATGGCTTTCAGGAGTTGTCCCGAATCCTGATACTGCATCTGAGTTTCGTTTAGTTGAACTTTGAGAATTCCAGAGGCATATGCTTCTTTTAATTTTTTCAACTGCTCGGAAGTGAAAGTTGTTTTTTCCATTTTCCATCCTCCCATCTGTGAAGTCCTAGCAAGTAGTAGCCAGCAAAGGCATACACCATACAATCTAGAGCCTCGTTCCTTGAGTAAATTTTTTTGAAAACGTATTTTGATTTTCCAGTTTTGCCCCTCTCGATGAAGGCTTTTTCAGCACATAACTGTTTGAAATACTCCTCTTCCAGTTCTGGAAAATGTATATAGTTTTGTGGGTACCCATCTTTTTTCCTTTCGTTTTCTGTTGGGGGTGTGAGAGCTAATCTTCCGTATATATCTGCTTTAATGATGCTGACCCCGACGTTGTATCTCTTTAGCCCACTAGGAACACTCCTTCCGTTTCTCTTGATATCTAGCTTCTTAGGGGTACTGATATGAGTATCTAGTGAGTCGCTTCCTCTCACTGGAATAACTTGGGCCCTAGATTCGGTTCTGCAGAAGTTGAGCACTTCTGTGGTTCGGTATTGGGAGTCGATACAAATCTTTTTTAGAAATATCTTCTCCCCGTTCTTTCTCTTGTAAGAGCCATGTATGAACTCTGAGAGCTCTTTCCACACAAGAGATTCTGTCGTGTTTCCGTGGATTACGTAGTGTTCGATTACAAAAGTTTGTTTTTTTCCATCCGCAAAGCAATGTGCAAGGACGGATATCTCGACCCTGTCTTTTTGGACGTCTGCCCCTGCTGTTAGAGCTACACAGCTTTCTGGGACACAAGTATATTCCTCTCTTCTTCCGTACAGTGCTCTCCAGTCTGGAGCTTCTTCACTTGGAGCAGTATACGGAATCCCGAGACACGTGTTCGTCCACACTTTAATTTTTTCTTCGCTGTCACAAGCCTCTCGGTCGAAAGCAATCTCTTCCCAAGATCTCCACGGCGAAATGAGTTCGTTTAGATGGAAGCCTCTAATCTTTGTTTGTGGATTTTTATGTCTCCACATCCCACGTCTAACAATTTTGTTTTTGTATCCTTCTGCTATGAGCTCGGAACACCCGGAACACCTATATTTGATCTCTGAAAGCTTTTCTTTCTCGTACACAATGTTTTCCCAAACAAGCTCCTGGAATTTTTCGCAGAATGGACAAGGGACCTCGTACACACCTTTCGAACTGAGTTCATATTCGTCTTCGATCCTAGAGGCCCCAGAGACTGTAGGAGTAGAGGTGAATACGAGCCGTCTATCAAGGAAAGTTGCGCATCGTTTTTGTGCTAACAAAAGAGGATCCCCTTCGCTACCTGCACTCTCTCCGTATCTGTCGATCTCATCAGCTAAGAGAACTTTGATGGGTCTAGACGCTAAAGATGCAGGACTGTTTGCTCCACTGATTGTTACGTGACCACCTCTGAATGTCTTGTGTAGCAAGGTATTAGAGCAGTCCTTTGTTCTGTTTGTCTGAACAATTTTTGATAGGGCTTCCGTATCTCTAATCATTGGAGAAAGTCTAT